GCCCCGCCGGTCACGTCAGCAAAATCCGAACTGATCAGCCTCTCGCTCGACAGCACCGCGCGGTTCTACTACGCGCTCATCTCCGGCGACATCCCCGGCGTTACGCCTTGTCCCGCGCTCAGCAGCAGCGTTTACGAACTGTACCGGCTGTGGTGCAACCACACCGGCAACCGCGCTGCGCCGCAACAGCGGCTCATCAACGCCTGGCAGCGGCATCACCGCGTCGTCAACGCCCGCAAGCGGTACCAGCACGGCTCACGCGTTGCCGGCCCGCATGGTGTGCTGTACCTCGGTGCCTGCGAACTGCCACCCGATGCCAACGAAACCACCTGGCTTGGCGACCAGATCAGCGCATTCAAAGCGTCCGTTGTCGACTATCGCGAGGCCACCAAATGACCGCCATGCCCGAATCTGTGCGGGTGTGCGGGCAGGTGTGCGGGCTGCGTGTGCGGGCTGGAATGGCGTCAGTGCGCCACCGTAGCTGTTTGCGGCCTATCGCCTACACGTGCGCGCGAATTGCACAAAATCTCACTACGCCCAAACGCGCCCGCGCATGTGCAATCCATGCACCTGCCCGCACACCCGCACAGCCCATGCGTGGCGCGTGTTTCAGCCCGCACACGCAGCCCGCACACCTGCCCGCACACCCGCACACTCGCGCGCGCGTCTTTCTCACCCTCGCGTTTCACGAAAAAAGAGTAGTAGCTGATGGCCAGTAACCAGGCCGAATTGCCGCAAGCCTGCAGCCAGGCCGCCTTTGCGCGCCGGCTGGGCTACCGCCGCAGCTACGTCACCGCCCTCAAGGCTGCTGGCCGCCTGGTGCTGTCGGATGATGGCCAAGTGCTAGTGGCTGAATCGATGGCCCGGATCGAGGCCACCCGCGACCCCGGCAAAGCGGCCGTTGCCGAACGCCACGCAGCGGCCCGCACAGCGCCGCAGGCGCCGGAAGCTAATCAGCCCGCGCCACCGCGGGCAGACCAAGCGGCAGAAAGCGAAAGCGCCGTCGGTTACCAGCACTGGCGCGAACGCCGCGAGCGTGCCGGTGCACTAGCCGCTGAGCGCGAAAACGCACTGGCCGAAGGCAAACTGCTGCCTGCCGCCGATGTCGCCGCGCAAGTCACCACCGCGTTCGTCATCGCACGTGGCGCGCTCGAGGGCCTGCCCGACATCCTCGCCCCGCAACTGGCCGCAGAATCCGACGAATCGCGCTGCCGCGCCTTGCTAGTGGATGCCGTCGAATTGCACCTGGCTGATCTGAGCCGCCGCCTGTCAACGCTGGGCGGCACGCCATGAGCGCCAGCTGCTATGCCAACGCCGTGTCGGTGGTGTCGCGTGCTGCATCGCGCGCCGTGGCCCCGCGCCGGCCGCTCACGGTAAGCCAGTGGTCCGATGCCGAGCGCTATCTCAGCAACAAGGGCAGCTCAGAGCCTGGGCGCTGGCGCACCGCCCGCAACCCCATCCTGCGCGAACCCATGGATTGCATGTCGCTGCGCAGCGCAGTTCACGACGCTGTGTGCATGTTTCCCATCCAGATCGGCAAAACCGAGATCGCCGTCAACACCGTCGGCTACGTCATGGATCACGCTCCCGGCCCGATCATGGTGGCGCTGCCTGGCGAAGTGTCGCTCAACAAATGGGTGGCGCAAAAGTTCCAGCCCGCGCTCGATGAAACTCCCGCCATGCGCCGCGCGCTCACCAGCGTTGCCAGTCGCGATGGTGCCAATCAACGCGCGTTCAAGGATTTCGCCGGAGGCCAGATCTACATCGAGCACGGCGGCAGCCCGCAGCGGCTCAAGTCCACCACGGTCAAGGTGCTCATTGTCGATGAGCTCGACGAATTCGCCACAAACCTCAAGGGCGGTGATGACCCGGTAAAGCTGCTTGAAGGCCGCACCTCGGCGTTCCCCAGCACACACAAGCGGCTATACATCAGCACCCCGGGCATCGAAGGCATCAGCCGCACCAAACAGTTCTACGAGCAGAGCGATCAGCGCCGCTACTACGTGCCATGCCCGCACTGCGGCCACGAGCAACCGCTCGAGTGGTCTGGCCTGCACTGGAACCCCGACGCCACCCAGTGCTGGTACGCCTGCCGCGACTGCGGCGCCTGCATCGATGAGCACCACAAAACCGACATGATCAGCGCCGGCCGATGGGTTGCCGAAAAGCCCGGCGCGGCCATGCGCGGCTACACCGTCAACTGCCTGTATTACCAGTTTGGCCTCGGCCCGCGCTGGCTCACCATGGTGCAAGAGTGGCGCGATGCCCAAGGCGACCCGGCAAAGCTCAAGACCTTCATCAACGATCGCCTGGCCGAAACCTTCGAAGATCCGAAGATGCGCGCCGTCAAGCACAACGCCATCTTTGACCGCGCCGAGGCGTACCCCCTGCGCACCGCCCCCGAAGGCGTGCTCGAGGTCACCGTTGGCGTGGATACCCAGGACAACCGGCTGGCTGCACACACCGTTGGCTGGGGTCGCGGCCTGCAAGCCTGGACGCTCGATTACATCGAACTGCCAGGCGACCCGGCCGAGGATGCCGTCTGGTTTGCCCTGGTGGAACTGCTCAACAAACCCATCGCCCATGTATCCGGCGGCGTGCTGCGCGTCGCCGCCACCCTCATCGATGCTGGCGGCCACCGCACCGAAGCGGTCAAGGATTTCGCCCGCAAGCACCTGCTGCGCCGATGTCGGCCCATCTTCGGTGCTGTACCGAATAACGCGCCTGTGCTCAGCAAGGGCAAGCTGCAAGACATCAACTGGCGCGGCCAGCTTGACAAGCGCGGCGTCATCATCCACCACGTCGGCACGGTTGCCATCAAGCACCTGCTGTATTCGCGGCTCAGCGCAGATGCCGACAAGCCAGTCGAGGATCGCCAGATTCACCTGAGCGATGAGTTGGGCTCCGATTTCTTTGGCGGCCTGGTCAGCGAAACCTACAACCCCGCAAAAAACCGCTTCGAAAAGCGCCGCGGCGGCTTCCGCAACGAACCGCTCGACACCTGGGTGTATGCCTACGCCGCCACCCACCATCCCGAATTGCGCCTGCACCGCCGCAGCAAAGCCGACTGGGATGCGGCCGAGGCCCGCATCGCCCGCTCAGCCGACAAGGAAGACAACGAACCGACGGCACCAGCGGAACAAAGCACGGCCAAGAAACACGGCACCCGCAAACGCGGCAACTTCGTGACCACCTGGTCATAACCAACTGGTGACCCGCATGAAAGATGACCTGATCAGTGACATCATCGCCCGCCTGCAATCCGAGCAAGGGCCGATCCCTCCGGCCGTAGCCATGAAAATCGAGGCGTCCATCCGACGCGACTGGGGCGGGGAGCGCCACTACATCGCCAAAACCGGCGAAATTGGCAATCACATACTGGCCGCACGTGATCAGCGCATCATCAGCGAATCACGGCGCGGCGATCACGATGAGCTTATCGCCAGGCGCTGGGGAATATCCACCCGGCGCGTTCGGCAGATACTGTCCGCGATCCGCGCAGCCGCAACCCCGGCTGCCAATGACGCGCAGTGCGCAAACGTCAAGCGCAAGAAGCAGCGTGGGTAGCCCATACAGCGGAAACGCTTTGCCTTAACCATTTCCGTTTTCCTTGCCATCGTGGCGGCATGGCAGACATTCCCAGCCGTATCCCCACACGATTGCGCGCTGGCGACACCGCGCGCTGGCGGCTTGACCTGCCGGATTACCCGCCAGCGGATGGCTGGGCACTGGCATATACCCTTGTCACCACAACTGGCGTCATCTCGATAGTGTCGGCGGCCGATGGCTCCGCTCACCTGGTCGAAGTGCCGACCGCAACCACTGCCGTATGGCAGGCCGGGCGCTACACCTACCAGGAATATGTCACCCGCACCGGAGAGCGGGTAACGCTCAGCACCGGCGAGGTGTTGATCGAGCCCGACCTGTCGCAAGTCATCGCTGGCGCAGATACCCGCAGCCATGCGCGGCGCGTGCTCGATTCGATCGAGGCGTGGCTGGAAACAAAATCCGCGATTGCCGGATCCGTGCAGATCGGTGATCGCCGCGTGCAGCAATACCCCATTACCGAATTGTTGGCACTGCGTGATCGTTACCGCGCCGAAGTGGCGCGCGAGCGCGGCAGTACCGGCCGCGTATTGACGAGGTTCTGATGATCAACCCGTTCCGGCGGCAGCGTAGCGAGCCCGACCCCGAAAAAACCAAGCGATTGGCACGGGCGCTGGAATTCAATCTGCCGCGCCACGGCGCGCGGCGTTTCGATGCTGCGGTCAGCGATCGGCTCACCGCCAGCTGGGTATCCGGCGCCACCGCCATCGATGCCGAATTGCGTGGTCAACTCGACCCACTGCGCAACCGCAGCCGCGACCTGTTCAAGAACAACGAGTACGCCGCCAAGTTCGGCCGCATGGTGCGCAACAACGTCGTCGGCCCCGATGGGTTCATGCTGCAAGCACGGGTTACCGACCCATCCGGCAGTGCCGACAGCCTGGCCAACAAAACCATCGAAGCCGCGTGGTGGCGTTGGATGCGCCCAGCAAATTGTGAGGCATCTGGCAAGCACAGCTTTGTCGGCGTCTGTAACCAGGTTGCACTGGCGCTGGCACGCGATGGCGAGTTTCTGGTGCGCAAGGTGCGTGGCCGTGGCCTTGGCGAATTTGGCTTTCAGCTGCAGCTGATCGATGTCGCACGGCTCGATACCACGCTCAACCGCGACGCACGCGAGGGCCTCAACGCCATCGTGATGGGTGTCGAGCTTGATCCCAGCGGCCGGGCGCTGTTCTACCACATCAAAACCGCATCCAGCCGCACCGGCCGCGCCACCCGCGAACGCATCCCGGCCAGCGAAATCATCCATGGTTTCATTCCCATCGAAACCGAGCAAACGCGCGGTGTGCCGTGGATGCATGCCGCCATGCTGCGCATGCACGACCTCAACGGTTATCGCGGCGCAGCCGTCATCGCAGCCCGTGTCGGCGCCAGCAAAATGGGCGTGTGGGAAACCCCCGATGGCCTGCCGCCGCCGGGTGCTTCCGAGGGCGACGAGCCGGGCAGTTACATCACCGAAGTTGACCCTGGCCATTTTGATTTCGCGCCGCCCGGCTACAAGCTCACCACCTACGACCCCACCTATCCGCACGACCAGTTCGACAGCTTCACCAAGTCGGTGCTGCGCGGCATTGCCAGCGGCATCGGCGTTGCCTACAACGCGCTGGCAAACGATCTGGAAGGCGTCAATTTCAGCTCAATCCGTGCCGGCGTGCTCGAAGAGCGCGAGCACTGGATGGCAATCCAGAACTGGATGATCAGCGCCTTCCTCGATGTCGTCTACGAGGAATGGCTGGCGCACACCCTGCTGTCTGGCGGCTTCGTGATGCCCAACGGTGCCGTGCTGCCGGCGGCCAAGCTCGACAAGTTCCGCGAGCACGTATGGCAGCCGCGGCGCTGGCCCTGGGTCGACCCGCTCAAGGATATCCAGGCCAGCGTGATGGCCATCGACAACATGATCGCTAGCCCGCAGCAGATCGCCGCGCAATCGGGCCGCGATATCGAAGACGTGCTCGATGACATCGTCGCGTTCAAAAAGCTGCTTGCCGAACGCGGCCTGCAGGCCGTTGCGGCCAAGCCCAAGCAATCACCCGCCAGCATCGGTGCAGATACGGCTGCGGATGAAAACGCGTAGGAAACGCTTTGCCTTAACCATTTCCGAAATCACGCACAGGATGACGACATGAGTAAGCAGGTAGCCAAACAAATCACGGACGGCAAACCGATCGTCCGCAGCTTCCAGATCGACCGCGAGCGCAGCGCCATCAACGAGGACGCGCGCACCGTCGAGCTTGCATTCAGTTCCGAAACGCCCGTTGAGCGCAGTTTCGGCCTCGAAGTTTTAGACCACCGCGAAGCCAGCATTCGGCTGGATCGGCTCAAAAGCGGTGGCGCAGTGCTGGTGGATCATGATCCACGCGATCTGGTCGGAGTGATCGAATCGGTACAGATCGGCGCGGACCGGGTAGGTCGCGCCGTGGTGCGCTTTGGGAAAAGTGCGCGTGCCAGCGAAATCTTCCAGGACGTCGTGGACGACATCCGCAGCAAAGTGTCGGTCAGTTACCGGATTCACGATGCCGTGCTTGAACCCAGAGTTGAGGGCGCGAAGCAAGACACGTTCCGGATCACTGACTGGGAGCCGATGGAAATCAGCATGGTCAGTATCCCGGCAGACACTGCCGTGGGTGTTGGCCGCAGTGCTGACATGACCGCAACAACGCAAACACCTACCCTCAAGGAACCCGCAGCCATGCCTGATGACAACAAAGACACTCCCAACCCGGCCGACATCGCCGCCGCGCGCGCCGCTGGCGCCGCCTCGGGCAGCGAAGCCGAGCGCAAGCGTTCCAGCGCCATCGCCGAAATTGCCAAGCAATACGCCGCCTACAAGCTCGACGACATCGCGCGCGACGCGATCGTGTCGGGCATGAGCGTGGATGAGTTCCAGCGCAAGGCGCTCGAACACATCGGCACCACCAAAGCCCTGCCCACCGCCGAAATCGGCATGGGC